TTTAATAAAGGAGTTCTGAACAGCGACACTGTTATTGTAATGGTAATTGTATATCTTGTCAAGCTGTGCTATAATATTCACATACGAATAAGTGCATAATGGTACGTAAAAGATCCGAACACTATGTAAATAACAAGGAGTTTCTTGCTGCTATTGTTGCTTACAAACAATCTATTGTAGATGCAGAAGAGTTAGGAAAACCCAAACCTAGAATTACTAATTACCTTGGTGAGTGTTTCTTGAAGATTGCCACACACCTTTCTTACAAACCAAACTTTGTGAACTATATGTTCAAGGATGATATGATATGTGACGGTATAGAAAACTG